TTCGTTGTTGGGTCATAAAATTTATGCTTGCGTATTGCGGTGTCATACCAAATCAACGTAGTATTGGTCGGCTTGGTACTTCCTATATAGATACCACTAACTTGTCCTACATTATGAGTTGTCATAATACTTTATTTATTATTATTTTCTAATTTTTCTGCTTCTTCGTTTAAGTAACTTTCAAAGGCTTTTACAAATATGTCGTTACCGTGAGCCTTTTTACGTTTCTTTTCATCCTCGTCCTCTTCTTCATTTTCCTCATAAGGCTCCTCTTCGGTCTCTTCTTCGTTGTTTTCTTCCTCGTCTGAGTTAGGCTCCTCAGTTTCTTCTTCGGTGGTCTCTTCATCCTGCTCTGTGCCTTCTTCATTACCGTTCTCTTCCTCATTATCACTACCGTCACCTGAGAAGTAACTATCCCAGTCAATATCATCAGCGTTGCTTTCTTCCTCGCCATTTTCTTCACCTTCAGGCTCTTCCTCACCGCCATAACCACCTTCATTACCGTATCCCATGCCACCCATTTGAGCGTTCATAGCCTGCTGTTGCTCAGCTTGTGCAGCCTGAATATAGTAAGGATTAAGTATAAGATTGCCCTTATCGCCTTCAACTGGCTCTAAATTCCACTTTTGACGTATTTCATTAAGCGTTTGGAAGTTGGTAAGTTTCTTTACATCCATTTCAAGTTCCTGGTCAATAGTCATACCATTCAAGCCCATGAACTGAAACTCATAGTCAGGATTTATTTGCTCTACAATGTAGCGGTTGATTTTACGTTGCAAGAACTTCAACAACGGATATAAGCCTTTATCCTTAGAGTTTTGAATACGTTCTGCTTCAGACTTTTCAAATAAACCTGAGTCACCACCAGAACGAGCAATATCCCAACCTATTTCTGAAGGGTCAATGCAATAGATTGCACACGCTAATTTAATAAGATATTCTGTCCATTCCGTATATTCCATATCACGGTTGGACTTTTGAAGGTCTATCCAATCAACGTCAGCTTGTACAACGGGAGTCTTCCAACTCTGCATTACACCGCTTATCATAGCACGCCATTGTTGTTTAAACGCTTCTAATGATGCCTGATTAATATTTCCTTTTACTCTCAGTAAGCCTTTTGGGGCACTCCCCTGAGAGAAGAACCGACGGTTGTATTCATCACCCCAAAGAAGGGCAGTGACTATGTTTACAAGTTCCTCAAGTTCACTCTTTCCGTAGCCATTACTATATACTGAAGTAGAAGGATTGCGTACACCGAAACAAAGTTCCCAAGGATAGAACTCTTCCACAACGGTTCCCTCATATATTTGTACATACTTAGGTAGATAGCCGTTTATACGTTTGCGCTGCTCTTCAGGAAGAGTTCCTGCCCAATTAGTGTAACCTCGACGGTTGAAAAACTTATTATCATAGTCATCCTTGAATGCACTTTCTGCCATACGGAACGTAGCCGCATCAACAGGCAGTACGTTTGTGAGTTCACCTTTACGGTTGCGTATGCACTCAAAGGTCATCTGGTCGTATGTGAGGCTATCCTCTACTAACATACGAATAAATGAGTCAAAGTCTATACTTTCCCAAGTTACCTCATTTCCGCAATTTAGTATAAAGTCGGTGATACGGTTTGCTTCTTTGCTTTCCCGTCTGTCCATCTTATCGTCTTGCCCCTCACGTAGTTTCTTACGAATTATAAATCCTGTGGAGTAGTGGTTGTTTTGAGGCTCTGCGTAATCAGCAACCTGATTTTTCCTCGTCTTGATTATTGCATTTATGATTGGAGTCTTAGCCATACGGCTTAATGTCGTATATGTTAGGCTAAAACGCTTATCCTTGTAGCCTAAATTAGCATTAAACTGTAATGGGTCTATAAGGTATGCTTTTGTATCGAGTGCCTTCGCTTGCGCTTGTTTTTGTATTGCCAGTGCAGCAGCTACCATATTTGTAGGGTCGTCCGACTTTGCCGCCTTTTCTATGATGCGAAACCTTTTGGCTTGTAACTTTTGGGCGGCAAGGTCTACTGCTGCAAGTTGCTTAGTGTAATCAGCCATATTTTCATTTTATGTTTTTCTAATAAATAACTGGGAACACGAAATGGGGAACCGTCTCACGACGACTCCCCACGTAACTAAAGATTCAAAAGAGTTTACCTATTCCGTTTATTCCTTTTCCTTCTTTGTCGATATTAGCTTTGTACGAACACGATTACGGTCTTCTCGGTCGAATATTATTAACCGCTTACCGCCGAACTCATACAATACGACTATGACGCTGTGATAACCTACCGTTACTTCGTAAACAAAGGCATAGTCTGTCAATGCAACAACGAAAGGTTTTTCCTTTACTTCTGTCCAAAATGTATCATATTGTTCAACCTGCTCAGAGTCCTCAAAGTCATCCTTATCATAGCAAAGAATATCATCTGTTGACTCACTGTCTATCTCGGACGTCAAAAGGTCTAAGTTTAAATCAATACCTTGTACGTCCTTTATGCCTTTAGCTTTTATCTTGTTCATTGATTTATTATTTCTTTTGTTCGTGGGCTGAACTTACTGCGCTGTTTTCCCTCTCCGATTATCATTTTCCAATACTTCTGGAATTCACACAACCACATCTCTATCTGATGCAGCGTGATATTACACGTAGTACAGTCGCAGTAGTAACTACTATTTTTCTTGTCCCAAAATAGATAGGGGAACGGAACCTTCAACGACTCACCGATAGAATCAAGCCGTTTTTCTGCCATATCCCTTAAACGGTAAATGCCTTGCTTCTGGTCTTTACCCTTCAATGCTGGGAATATAAGCCGTATGCCTATTGATGCCCCAGGTCCCACATTTGTATAATCGTCCTGAGTGAAACTCATAAACTTACGGTCAGTATAACGAGGGATATAAGTGAAGTCCTGATAAAACTCGTGACTGATAAAACTGCTTACCGACGGCAATGTGTTTAACTTAGCTATTATATCCTCAGGTGTTTTAGCCGTCAGTACGGTCTTAATGATGTTTGGTATTTCTCTGTGCAACGTAGGTATTACAACCCTCGTATAAGCATAGTCACGGCTGTGACCTTTTGCACACATAGAGTTGATGAGGTATGCGTTTGTATAGGGATTTTGCCCCACGCTGCGTATCCCTGCGATAAAACGTTCAAACTCATCCTCGTCATACTCATCATAGTTAGGTATGCCGTTGCGCCACTTAGTTGCACTAATTAACTTATTGGGGTCAACTTCTTGTTTCAAACCACTTTTATAAGTATCGCCAAACAAGTCGCCCTGTGCAGCCGTTTTATAATGTTTTGCGTCAAATTCAAACGTAGCAGGATTATTGAAGAAACGAAAGACCATCATCTTCCAAATAAGGTTATTCAGCGACAGGCTATCGTCCCTTATAATGTTCTTAATTTCCCACTGACTATTACGGTCAAGTTCTCTATACACATTGGTAAACTTATTATCCCGCAGTATTGGGTCATCTGTCCACGGCTGAGACTTATGTTCCATGAATCGCCGTTTCCAAATCATTTGCCTTTCGTACATAGTACGGAAGAATAGCTGTAAGTTTTGCTTACACACTTCCTCATGCTCATCAGGAAGTTTATCGTGCCAAGTTGCCCATTCAAACATACTTTTTATAATTACGGATTAGAAATTCTCTTTTAGCTTCACGGTTGCCTTTACTATAAAGTTTGAGCAGTAGCCGTATATTTATTTTTTGCAGAGGACGACGTTTCGCCCTAACTAACTCAGTATCTTCCACCATAAAGTTGCACAGTGAAGCAGCGGTCAACCGTTCCCCACAAGGGTGAACCACTACTATGGGGCAATAGCTATTACCCGACAAGTGGTCGACAACGAAAAATCGCTTACCCCAAACTGACTCGTTCTTTACTATATCGCCTGGGCGGAAGAAGTCTTGAAATTTTAAGCGTTTCTGTTTAACATTCATATATAATAAAACCTTGGGTTCTGCCGGGAGCCCAAGGTCTTAATTATTAATTAATTAAAAATTTAAAAATTATGAATAAAGAATGCAACTCACGTTGTCTAATCAAAACCGAATGCAACGATTTGCTTCGGTGTCAGTTGTATGCTCTCCTTGTCTTTCAAATTCTTGATGAGCATATCAC